GGGCGTTGTGCCCCACGGCCGCTTGACAACTCTGGCGACATGTGGGTCGTCGAAAATCCACATGTCTTTGGAGGTTCTTATGTACCGCGTGAGATCACGCACTATTGGAGCTGTGCCCACTGGTTCATCTAGTGGTGCGTCCAGCGGGTTCAAACCCGATGTCTGGATTCGTTCGTGTGGCAAGTCGTGGCGTGACCCAGTCACCCACGTGGCCCCGTACGGCAGCTATGTTGGCCACCACCTTACAGCACCTGTGCTCCCTCAGGGATTCACGGGTCAGTCGGTTGTGGAAAGCATTACTGATGAGTACCCGAATGTTTCGGGTCCGCGAGGTAAGCGTAAGTGGAATTATTGTCTCCACACGCGTACAAGTCAGTACCAAGCACCCCACTCCTTTGTAGCGCAGGAAGCAAACCCGCGCTACAGCACATTCACAGCCGGTCCTTCTGGCTGGTATTTTATGACGAATGTGGTTACTGGAGTAAGGATGTTAGTGCCGTCTCTCGGCAGCCTCAGCCTACCAGCAGTCACGGTGTCGCAAATTTCTGCGGCTCGTGCAGATTGCTGGAATCAGATGGAGCCGAACTTTAGTTCGGGTTTCAGTGGATTGAACTTCATATGGGAGCTAAAAGATTTTAAGCGCCTTGCGAGTTTATTCCTGAAGATGGGTCCGACACTCAATAATATGAGGCGGGCTCGTTACTCCGTCGGTAGTGCGCCTTTCAAGTCGTATTCGAAGACTTATCTCGCCTGGAAATTTGGCGTTGAGTCTTTTATACGCGATTTGAAAACCATGGAAGAGATCCACCGGAATATTAATAACCGGTTACAGGATTTCAACCAGCAAGGTAGTGTGCGGAATGTTCATCATTCTACGAAGGTTATTTCCGAGCTTAATACGGTCAGTGCCACGCACGACTCGTACTATCGGACCCTTCGCCGCACTCGGGCCACGTTTAAGGCTCAAGCTGAACTTCAATACTGCCAATGGTTTGGCAGCAAATGGGATCAGTTTTGGGCAGTTTATGGGCTGAGTTTGACTCCAGAAGCTTTTTGGGATGCTATCCCATTTAGCTTTGTCGTTGACTACTTTATGTCAGTCGGCAGTTTTCTGGATGCGGTTGGAAGAGCGCGTCCTACGAAGGTGGAGATAACTCAATATTCTGAGTCAATCACACTTGAGGACACAATGGTGAAGTTTATTGGCGGCTTTACAGACGCCTACACCATTCCCTGGGTTTCGGCTGGAGTTGGAGTTGAGGATTATGGTATATCCTTTGGCTCGGGACTTCCGGTAGCTTCTGCCCAGCGCTATTCTTACACAAGAACCCCGGGTATTGTTTTTGCGCAATATCCCTTACCCGAAGTGAAGTTTCCTCTTTTCGACCAGTTAACAAATTTGGTCGCATTGATCGCTTCTGGTACAAAGCACAAGTAGGCTTGTATGGGCGTTGTGCCCCTCTGCAGTCCCCATTAACACGGCAATTTTGCCGCGTATCCTGGTACGCAACCAGTTGAAATAGAGGTCACATTATGTTCAGTGAAGTCATCACCGTTAATGACGGAGTCATACCGCGTGCATTTACTGCGGTATCTCGCTCCGGGATGGACACCATCCGTCGTGAAACCACGGCTGGGACTCCGTCCACGGCTAACTCGACTTTTACTATCCGGCATACGCTGGACGGCAAAAATCAAAGTAAGCCGAATCGCCACTTGGTGGCAATTCAGTACACGGAAATTGACGCAACCGGGAAAGCCCAGGTTGTCACTGTGCACGCCGTAATCAATCGCGCAAAAGGCGCGACGGATGCAAGCGTGATCAAGTTGGCTACTATGTTAGGCGAGTTTTTAACTACGCCTGACACGATCAGCACTTTGCTGATCGGTGGGAACTAACGGGCACTCTTCATTGTGGCAGAACGGAAACCCAAGTGGGAGACCTGAAATGTCTGAAGAACCCGCCTACCTTGGCATGTATCTTAGAGTCTTCGACGACTTTTTGTGCATGTCACCAGAGTATACTGAACGCGAACGTGTCGCCGACACAACGTACGTAATTAAACGCGTGCGAAATGAAGGTTTGGCGTTCGTCACCAAAACGTTGCCAGAACTTGCAAAGCATTTAGAATCTGCTTTGCAATCTGGTACCTTCTTACCGTTCACGAAGTTAAAACGTGAACCTGGTAGAACTACCCCGTGTTTTCTGCGGGTGTGGTTCAAGGAGTGTTTTGATGAACAAGGTGCTCTTCTTGATACTGCGCCTTTCACAGCTATTGGCGCGATCCGACAAGCTTGTTACTTCTTGTACAAGCTTGAGTCGGAGTATCCGGACGATCTCATTGCCAAGACGATTGAAAACTTCTTGGCAGTCGATGCGGAACTCACTCAATGCGAGGAGATCACGCGGGAGCAGCGAACTCTCATTACTATTGGTTCTAGTCTGTTGTTTGATATTTTTAGGGATTTTTCTCCCTGGGATATTAGACCTCGACCCGGACCAGGCGCATCCGCGTCTGGAACCCACAAGAGCCGACGGTATGAGCCTTTATGCTTGTACTCTAAAATTCACGAACGGTATCCATACTATCGGTACTTTTATGTGAACAACAAGCATCTGCTAGATCGTGCACACGCATACCGGGCCCTCGAAAGACGTACAGAGGGCTCGAGTTTGATGCGCCTGGTCCCTAAAGATTCCCGGGGCCCGCGTATCATATGTATGGAGGAACAAGAATACATGTTCCTTCAACAGGGGTTGGGTACGGCTATGCGAGATTGGATGATCGATCACCCTGTGGTCGGCCGCCAAATTCCCTTCCTAAAGCAGGAAGTAAACCGTAATCTGGCTCAGCGCGCATCTGTTGACGGTAGCTTTGCTACTCTAGACATGAAGGACGCGTCTGATCGTATTTCTAAGGAGCTTGTGCGGTTATTATTCGCTAAGCTTCCAGATTTACGAGACTGTCTGCTAGCATTATCGACAAATTCCACACGTTTGCCAGATGGCCGTGTGGTCTTAACAAAGAAGTTTGCCCCTATGGGGTCTTCTTTGTGTTTTCCGGTAATGTCAGTAGTACATTATGCACTTGGTATTGCAGGTATGCACCTGTATACCGGAAAGCCAGTTAAGGCGTTAGCGAAAATGTTGTACGTGTACGGCGATGACATTATTGTCAAGTCGGAACACGTGGACACCCTCTTCAAGATTTTCCCTCAATTTGGACTAAAGTTCAATGAGGGTAAGTCTTTTAGAAAGGGTCCATTTCGCGAGTCTTGTGGCTTTGACGCGTTCAAGGGAAAGAACGTGTCACCCCAACGCTTAAAGAAGCGGTTTTTGGATGGTCGAGACCCGAGCAGCTTGTGCTCGGCTCTGGAAATGGAGTATAACCTCAGAAAGTCTGGGTATAACTCTGTTGCCTCAGTGTTAAAGCGAATTGTCGAATCTCGGTGGGGCGTTTTTCCTAACGTTATGCCGGGTTCCTCAGTCCTCGGGTGGGTCGTTGATGACCCTTCTGATGTGGTAGGGCAGGAATGCCTGAAACATCGCTTTCATCGCTCCACGCAATCAGTACAAGTACGCGCGCGCGTCGTTGAGAC